ATATGAAGCTGTAAAGGAGTATGCAGATATTGTATATAGTAAGCCGAGTGCTTATAAAAGCGGATTCATTGTTAAAACATATAAAAAGTTAGGTGGGACTTATAGGGATGATGGTAGGGAGCATGATTTAGAACGATGGTTTAAGGAGATATGGCGGGATATAGGCAATAAAGAGTATCCCGTATATAGACCAACTATAAGAGTAAATAAAAAGACCCCATTAACCATATCTGAGATAGATAAAACTAATTTAAAGAAACAAATAAAATTAAAGCAGCAATTAAGGGGTGAAAAGAATTTGCCACCATTTAAGTCAAAAAATAAATAGATAAATTACAGTAAAATAAAAATAATATATATATCAGATAAATAAATATATAATATTTATCTAACTCAGATAAACTATTATTAAATATCTAATTAAATAAATACTTTAATGTAAACTTATATTTTTTTATTTGTTTAATTGTAAAAATATCGATATTTTTACTGTATATTTAACGATTTATGCACTTTTTACAATGTTTTATTTATTTAATTAAATATATTACAGTAATATATATAAATAGATAAATTACATTAATATATTTATCTATGATATTTATTATTTTTTATTTTACCGTAAATATCTCCGCTATTTTATTATACGAATATATTTTGATAAGTTGAAACTCATCAAAAAAAATATGATTCTTATATCTTAATCAAATAGTGCCATCGTCCTATGGTGTTCAACTTTGTCCCTTCTTATGAATTTATTAGATTTAACTATCTTTAATGTATCATCTTTAAGCTTAACAGTAAATTGCGACTTAGTAATGCTGTGAACCTTGCCTATCTTTCTAGGCCTCTCAATATAGCATTCTTTATAGACTAGCACCTCCTCCCCTATGGTTAGATCCTCAGGGGGTGAGAACTTCATGGAGTTTATGTATCGCTCAGCACAGTCATTTTTTATTTCTTTCTGGTGCCTAGTTAATAGCCTATATTTTGTATAGAATACTTTTAACAGAGCCTTTCTTTGTGCTATGCTGCCTGTAGCTCTAATCACTCCACCTATATCGTAGAAGACCATGTATATAGTCTGTGCCAATCTTGATACACCAAATTTAGATAGCCGCAGTGAGATGGATGGCCTAATGCCCCCACTGACACCCATGTAGTCCTTTATGATCTCCCAGATGTCGTCGCAGAAATGCCATTGTGTTGGTGCCGCTATCTCCATTAAAATTTATGAGCTATATAAATATATAAATTTTTTGGTGTATATAGTATATAGTCAAATGTTTAATTGGAAAATCGGTCTCCAAAAATTAGACCCTTTGACTATTAGTATTCTCTGGCCTTGGTGATGGTGGCTCTCTTTCATCTAACTCAACCTCATGCTCTATATCCCTCTCACATTTTAAGATGCCACAGCACTCGATTGTCTTACACTTACTTTTATATAAAATTTTTATAATTGCTAATACTAATCCTACCCCTGAAGAGACAAGTAAGGTCAGAAATATCTCAGACAATTCTTGCATTATATTTATATATTTTTATTTTTTATTTATTTTGGGTAAAGCCTTTTCTAAAGGCTTATTTAAGAAATTACTACACCATTCCAAGTTAATTGTCCAGAACTATTCATATATAGTGTTCCTGAAACAGAACCATTAAATAAAGAAATACCTGCAGTATTTACATTTAAAGACCCTCCAGCAGTTCCACTTAATGACCCACACGGTAAAGCTAGTTGTGAAGTATTAATAATACCAGTAGTTGTCCCTGTCCCAATTGTTAATGAATCACTACCAACACAAGTTAATGAAACATTTGATGAACTATTAAATAAAGCAATACTACCATTATCAGGAAGAATATTTAAAGAACCGCCACTCGTTCCAGTAAATGAAGTACTAGCAAGAATAAGTTGAGATGTATTAATAATACCAGTTGTAGTTCCATCACCAACTGTTAAAGTATTAACAGATGGAACACTTAAAACGATTACATCGCCTGATGCATTAAATAATGCTAGGCCATCGGATGTAATATTACAAGCACCACCAGCAGTTCCATTTATTGTCCCAAAAGGAAAAACAACCTGTGGGGTTGTAACCTCAGTTGTTGCGGTAATATTCGAGGCATCAATTGCCCCAGTATCGATTGTACCAGACCCATCAAATAACCCATTTAGGTCATTTGCATATTCAGGATTTAATATCGTGCGAGACATTGTTTTTTGCTTGTTTGGGTAAAATTTAAATAATCAAATTTTCTTTTGGTGAAGCTTTTTTAAAAGGTCTTATATACTTTAGTAGATTTAATAATTCAAAAAAATAATTATTTATTATTCGCCACTGCGTAGGCATCGCTTATTTTTTGGTCAGCTTTTTGTAGTGAGAAGAGACACATAGTGTCTCGTATCTTTGTTGTGAAACAACCACGGTAATAAAACAAGTGTTATCCAGTTGCAATATAATAAAACACGGCAACATATGGAGGGCTTACATTTACACCAGTTAAATTGGAAATTGGATCGGTGGTTTGTATATCAGTACCAGTATTACCAATTATAACATTTGAACTACTTGCTGTAGTTGATAGAGTACTTCCACCAGTCGGAACCACCGCTGTTTGGCCAGTTGGTGGTAATGTCAAATAGGGCAGTTGTGCAACATCAACAACCGACTCATGAGAATGACCAGGATCACTGATTGAATGTGCGTGAGGGGGTACTATAGTAAGTAATGGCGCAACTGCTGTTGAAGACCCCCCAAAGTTCGCAGTAGTAGAAAATGTATTAGTTGCACCACTGGTACCATTGCCAGTTACGTAGTTTGATGTTGCGCATCCTGATGCATTTACACCATTGCCACCAATTGGGAAATATGATTCAAAGTTTGGAACATTAAAACTTGATCCAGCCCCACCATAGGTATACTGTATAGCATTAAATAAATTAGGATAATCGGTTGTTGTATATGCCGACCCGTCACATGATAAATACCCAGCTGGTATATTACTATTTGAAATTGTCATTTTAATGGTACCCGCAGGTGAAGTGCTTACATTATAAATTGTTGATCCTATTGTTATAGTCGGAATTTGAGTAAAATTCGTATTTGAGGTAATAGTTGGGGTAGATAATTCACCAGTTAATGTTATATTCGAGCCTGTCATAGTACCAGTGAAAATTGGATTCAAAATGGTCATAAACCCAGAATATGCTTGTGCTACCCATGACTGAACATATAACAAATTAGCCAGATATGAAGTATTAGTTTCAGAAACTGATTGATTTGTGGCCGAGGAATTAGAGAAATAGACACCATCTAATCGTCTCTGGGATAATGAGCTTCTGTATGACATCACAAAAAAAGATTGTCTTATATTAAAAAGATTATATTAATTTTGAAAATAGCAAATTGCATAAAATACTGAAATATAACTTGGTGTTATATTTACTCCAGAAAGCCCAGACACTGGATCAACACTTTGAATATCTGGACCATTTCCTAAAACGGATATCCCTGTTGTTGCACTATTAATTGAATTGGTTTGCGGTGTAGGGAATTCAGTAACGAAAGGGATAGGGACTCCTGGCTCAGTTACAAAAAATACATTTGATATTGTTTGTACTGGCATTATATGGCTGTGTGTTTGTGAAGCAACATTATGAGCATGTGGTGGGGCTTGAGTTAATAAACTTACATCATTTGTTGCTGTATATGATACAGCTTGTGTATTAGTCGCACCAGTTGTATTATTCCCATATGCAAAATTACTTGTAGCATTAAAATTACTATTGCTTGAGTTTGCCCCTATTGGAAATTTGCTTTCAAAATTTGGCAAATTAAAAGTATTACCACTACCACCATATGTATAACCAATTAGATTAAATAAATCTGGATAATCAGTTGTTGAGATGCTTGATCCATCACATAGTAAATAATTATTTGGGATTTCATTCATAACCATTTTAATTTCTCCTAAAATTGAGTACTCTATTGGTTGCCCCTGTATGGTTGGTTTGCCTGTGAATGATACTGCATCGTTTATAGTGGGGGTGGATAAATTACCCGATAAAGTTATATTTTGACCATTCATATCACCCTGAAATGCTGGGCTACTTGGTTGTAGATAAGTTAAATAAATAAAATAATTAGTAAAATTTTGTACATATTGCAATGATGCCAATAATGACAAATTAGTTTCTGTGTTTGAATATGTTTGTGTTGTGCTATTATTAAAGAATACCCCAGTTAATGTAGTTCTTTGAGATAATCCAGATCTGAATGACATTTCAAAAAAAAAGATATACTTATATTCTACATTATATTTTAATATCGGTATTATCTTTTTGTGCAATAAATTCTTGATGCTTTTTAGATCTAAAATGCCTTAATTTTACACATATTCTGACAATAGAACCACATTCACAATTATATGGCTGTGATTGCTGTTCTTTAATTTTATCTTTATTTAATAATTTATGTTCTTTAATTTTATCAATATTTTTTTGATAAAATATCCTTTTTTTTCTATTCCTTTCATCTCTATTTTCTTCATTATATGCCTTTTGTCTTTCCTTAATTTTGTCTTTATTTAATTCTACATATTCTTCTTGACTTCTATTTGGACATTTTAAATTTAAATTTGCCTGTAGTTGTTCAAACCAATACCGCTCTCTTGCTCTTGCTTCATTTCCATTTTCACACGGATATTCTTCAATTTGAATCATTGACCAATTTTCCCAACCTCCATTATCCCTAATAGTTTGATAAATCTTTGCACCTAATTTTGTATTTTTATGGTGGCCTTTATGTTGATATCTTCTTCGTATAAAATCAGTTGTCTGACCGACATACAAATCGGTAATGGTTAAATCATTACAAACGATTTTATAAATGATAGTTTTAGAATAATCAATTGCAGTCTTTGGCATTTTGTATTATTATATATTAACATATTTATTTATCTAATTAGATAAATTTTATAATAGAATACTCAAATATTAATTTAATATTTTATTCTTTTGTTCCATTATATATAATAAAGCAATTTAATCATGAGTGCAAGAACATTATATAAAGCGAATTTTGAACATAATCAGTTAAGATATGTTGCAGATGACTCACTACCCAACCCAGAAAATTATTATCAAGATTCCGCGACAAACCTACGAGAAATTACTTCTATTACATTTTTAAATGGCTCCGTCCAAACACAGGCATATACTGGTGATCCTTATACTGGGGCTACTGGTAGTACTGGCCCAACTGGTTATACTGGCCCACAAGGTCCAACTGGATCGCAAGGCAATACTGGACCGCAAGGAATTGCAGGAACTGCCGTAAATACTGGTTCAACTGGGCCAACTGGGCCACAGGGTCCGACTGGCATGACTGGACCAGCTGGGCAAGATGGAACTAATACAAATACTGGAGCAACTGGCGATACTGGAGCAACTGGCGATACAGGACCAACTGGAGATACTGGACCACAAGGATATACTGGACCACAAGGATATACTGGAGATACAGGACCACAAGGTTATACTGGAGATACAGGACCAATGGGTTATACTGGAGATACTGGCATGACTGGACCACAAGGATATACTGGTGATACAGGATCAACTGGAGATACTGGAGATACTGGGCCAACTGGTTATACTGGACCAATGGGTTATACTGGTCCAACTGGGTATACTGGGTCGCAAGGTTATACTGGTGATACTGGCCCACAAGGTTATACGGGCGATACTGGACCAACTGGTTATACCGGCGATACTGGGCCAATGGGCATGACTGGAGATACTGGACCAACTGGTTATACTGGTGATACTGGGCCAACTGGGGCAACTGGCGACCCTGCAAATGCATCACTGTGGTCAACATTTCCAGCAACTGAGAATGTAGATTTAGCAAATTTTGATATTACAGGTGTTCAAAATATGGGATTAACTGGATCTATTTCTAATGCTTCTAATACAATGGTTTTAAATTTTGATGCTAATCTTATATCTATGCAAAATGGGAGCTTTCAATCTGTAAATACTGCTTCTGGGTATCAAGTAAATGTTTATGGTGGAAATTCTATCAATGTACAGGATTCAACTGGAACTTATCAATCAAACATAACACCTCCAACATATGCAAATAATTACAGTAGATGTTTTCAAGGTGTAGGTTCTAATTCAGTTTTATATTTACAGGTTCCAGATAATAACCCAACAGTGCAACTAAGTAATCAGGGTGAAAATATCTATTCGAAAAGCGATTTATCATCATTGACTTATAATAATGGAACTATTGAGACCGCAAAATTGAATGCAACCGCTGGAACATTAACTTTAAATGATGGCACGAATACTTCCATATTATCAACATCTGATTTAACATTTAATGGGGTTCCAGTTTTACAACCTGTAGAGAGCCTAATATCAGAATTACAAATTAAACAAACAAATACAACCATACAAAATATTAGTGCCGCTATTTATGCAGATGGTAGGCCACCAATTGCACCAACTACGACAGTATCGCAAACTTATGCATTTACACCATGCTGGTACTTTAAAAATAGTTTTGCTGTCGGTTTAAACAAAATTAACTGGTATATAGGACCGAATATAGGAATGACCGTATCTCAAGTATTGGGATTTTATATGTATTATTTTAATGGGGCAACGACAAGTAACGATAATGTAGGGTTTGTAACAATATATACACAGGCTCAAGTTGGGGATCCAAACTTTTACCATAGTAAGCGGACTTATATTTTTAATCAAACCGTTACCCCCGTTGCTAATACCAGATATTGTATGTTTATGAATGTAAGCGGATCATGTCCGACTCCAGCATATTATGGACAGACATTAAATAACATGCAATTAAGTCCAGTTGGAAGTAGTAATTTTGGACCATTTGACCCTACAGAGTTATTACTTGCATTCACAATTGGTACTAATAGTGCAAGTGCGGTTAATAGTGTTGAATTAGCAATAAGTAAGTTTGGGATCATGACCGCGGCAGGAACTACTGAATTGCAATTTCAAGCATTACTATAGAAACACCTTTTACCGTATTACGATAGCCTTCGGCTCTCTTCATACTCCAAAAGGCTGACCCAAAATAAATA